TACGACGCAGACCCCGCCGTGGATGCAGGATGCGATTTATAACACGGTTTCGTGGGCGCAAAACCTCGCTAACAAACCGTACTCCGCTTACGAAGGGCCGCGGCTAGCCGGTTTCACGCCGATTCAACAACAAGGAATGCAAGCCACGCTCGGCGCGGCGGGTGCATTCCAACCGTTTTTAGGGCAAGCCGCAGGCACGCTCGGACAAGCCGCCGGTAAAAGCGCGGCTGGTGCCGCTGAAGGTGCTTTAGGTAGAGCAGAGGGGATGAGTGGTGCCGGTGCCGCGCAACCGTATTTAGGTCAAGCTGCAGGACTTAGCGCCGCGGGTGCCGCCCAACCGTTGATGATGCAGGGCGTCGACCCGATCAAGATGGCCGGTCAAGGTAGCGCGTTAAAAGAAGCGTCACCGTTCCTTGAGCAAGCCACCGGTATGTCGCCGCTGTCGACCGCTCAACCGTATTTGAGTCAAGCCGCGCAAATGTTCCCCGGCGCTGTTGAACAATATATGAGTCCGTACACCAAGAACGTGGTCAATCAAATCGCGGATGTCGGTGTGCAACAGCTACAAGAGAAGTTTCTGCCGGCGATCGGTGAAGAGTTTATCAAAGCCGGTCAATTTGGCGGCTCACGTATGGGTGAGTTCGGCGCTCGTGCTCTGCGCGACGTGCAAAAAGGCGTGCTCGCTGAACAAGCCAAGGCGCTACAAGCGGGTTACGGTCAAGCGGCTGACATTTTCGGTCAAGACGTTGCGCGTCAAGCTCAGTTGGCGGGCACTGCTGGACAACTCGGTGGTGCGCAACAGCGCGCCCTCCTTGAAGCCGGTCAAACACGCGGACAGCTCAGCACTTCTGACCTGCAACGATTACTTGCCAGCGGAACTAGCATCGCTGAAATCGGTCAAGCGTATGGCGCATTAACCGCTCAAGACGCGAGTAAATTGGCCAACATTGGTCAAATCACCGGTCAGTTAACCGGACAAGATGCGTCGCGACTCGCCGAAATCGGTAGTGCCCGCGGCCAACTCACTGCTCAAGATGCGGCTAACCTTCGTGCGATTGCTCAACAGCAAGGCGCACTTGGCGAGATGGCGCAAACGCTCGGCCTGCGCGGAGCAGAATCTATTTACGGTGTTGGTCAGAAAGAACAAGACATGGCTCAGAAGGCGCTTGATCTTGCTTACCAGCAGTATCAAGAAGAGACGAAATACCCGTACCAGCAGCTGGCGTTCCAGTCTGACATCATTCGCGGGTTCCCGGCGAGCTCAACCGGCACTACGCAAACGAGCTCTACGATTGACAGGCCGCCTGAAGGGTCTGATCTGCAGAAAATTCTGGCGGGCCTTACGGGTGCTACCGCTCTTTACAAGACTTGGAAGGGAACCTAAATGAATAACTTCCTTTCTGTTTACGGCGCTGATGAAGAAGGCGACGAGGAGACCACCGCGGCTGAACCCGGTACAATCTCAACCACGTCGGCCGATCGACTCGTCGAGCTGTTTAACAAATACTATAGCGGTCCGGGTTACGGCACGAAGTTAGAAGAGGCTCGCAAGAAGCGCGAGGGTCTGCTAACTGATTATCAAAAGACGCTCGAGCAGGCGGCTGATGTTGAAGGTGGTGAGCCCTCCAAGGCTGAACTTTATTACCGCCTTTCGGCCGCATTTGCCGACCCCGGTAAAACGGGTAGTTTTTATGAGGCTATGGGCCGCGCCGGTGGTGTAGCCGCAGAGTACGAAAAAGAGAAGCGTCTTGCTCGGCGCGAACGTGCGCTCGGCGGCTTGAAAACGAAGGCTGAAATGCAGCGTCTCGGTATCGAGTCTGCTGGGACTGATATTGGCGCGTATCGCCAACTGGCTGAGCAAGAGCTCCAAGATCGCACCGGTATCCTCAAAGAGATCGCCAAGGCGGGTGGAGATAGTAAACCGGCTTCGGCGCTGGGCAAACAAGCCCAAGATGAGGGTTTTACCCCCGGCACTCCGGAGTTCACCGAGCGCGTTAAAGAGCTCGCACGGCAATCTCAAGAAGCGGGTCAATCGCGCATTGATGCGTTAATGGGTAATCTTGCGCTTTCACAAAGCCGACTCGCATTGGCTGAAGGTGAAGCCACCCGTAAACGAGAAGCATTGTCTCCGCAAGAGATTAAAGAAGTTTGGCGGCTTGATCCGTTGATCGCGGCTGCTGAGCAGAACTTGAATAAGCTCCAGCAAGCGCTACAATATAACGAGTTAGCGTTCGCGATGGATCCCAAGACTAATGCCGCAGAATGGGCGCAGTATCAAACTACGCAACAGCGCGACCCCAAAAACAAACGGGTTATCGCTACGAACATTTTGCGCAATTTGATGAAGGCTCAAAGTCTTGGTAGTCTTAAAGAAACTTTTGGCGGTTCTGGTATCACAGACTCTGAGCGTATCGCGTTGGACGCGCTCCAAGGTATGTCTGGCGCAAGTAAAGAAGAGCGCGAAATCATTATCAAACAGGCTCTTGAAGCTCAGAAAGCCCGCTTGGCTCAATACAAAGATCAACGTAAAGGTATTTACGAAGGTCGCTACACTCGCCGCGTTCCCGGAGAACAGTGATGGCTAATGACGCGATTAACACTGTCCGTGCGGTGCTCGGTCAAGGGCTCGCGATGGGCTTCGGTGATGAAGCCGAGGCGTGGCTCCGGTCTAAACTCGGTGACGAAGAATACGAAAAGGCGCTCAAAGAGATCCGCGGTGAGTACGGTACATTTGCTCAAGAAAGCCCGTATCTCCAAGTCGGTGGTGAGTTCGTAGGTAGCGCGGTTCCCGCGGTTGCGTCCATGCTCGTGCCCGGCACTCAGGGTGCCGCTCCGGGCGCTTTAGCGCGTATGACCGTTCCGTTAACCCGTTTGCTCGGCCTCGGTAAAACTGCCGGACAACGTACCTTCGGGCAGAACCTCGCTCGTGTTACCGGTGCTAGCACCGCGCAAGGTGCGGTCTCCGGTGCAGGTACGGCTGAGGAAGGCGGTCGCGGTCAGGGTGCTTTTATCGGCGGTTTGACGGGGGGCGCTATCGGAGCGACACTGCCGGTCCTCGGACAGTTTGGGTCGGGCGCAAGCCGAGTTTTGCGGGAAACCGTGGTGCCTTCTACCGAAAAGGCTAGAGAGTGGGCGATTGATAAGCTCCGCATGTCGCTGGATCAAACCAACCCGGCTGAAATTAATCGCCGCGTAGCGGAAGACCTCCGCATGGGTGTACCGCCGACAATCGCTAATATCACGCCGGGTACAGTCCAATTAGCTGAAACCGTAGTGCAACGCGGTGGTCAAGCAGGACGCGAACTTGAAGAAGTGATTGCTAAACAGCAAGAAGGTTCACGTCTCAGAGTCGCTGAGAAAGTTAAATCTGAGGTTAGCCCTGAAAATTTCTTTACTAAAAATAAAGAAATGCTTCAAAATCTACGTGCTAACGCAGACACCGCCTACGATGCGGCTTACGCTGTAGGTGAAATCAACGATCCGGTTATCAATCGCATCCTTACCGATCCGAAATTTAAAAGCGCGTTTGAGAGCGGTAAAGAAATACTCGCTAGCCACCGCCTTGCGGCCGAGTTAAAACCCGGTGGAGATCCTAGTAAATTTGTTTTGCGTGAAATTTACGACCCGCAGAGCGGCCAAATGGTTTCTCTACCGGATGTTAAAACGCTAGATTATATCAAACAGGGTATAGACGAAACGATTGAACAACTGTTTAGTTCAGGTAGGTCTGCACAGGCTTATGCGCTTAAAGATGTTCGTGAACAGTTCGTAAATCGCCTTGATGAACTCGTGCCAGAATACAAAGCTGCTCGCGCTCAATATAGGGGTGATAAAGAAGTTCTTAACGCGCTTGAAAAAGGTAAAACCGATTTCACTAAAATGGCTCCGGAAGAGCTTGCCGATTATATGGCAACAGTTTCACAGGGTGAAAAAGACGCTTTCCGCATCGGCGTAGCGCGTAATTTATACGACACGATTGCTAAACCTACTCAAAATATTAACGCGGCTCAACGGTTAATTGGCGGTCTTACTCGACCAGAAGCCATCGGCACTCTGTTTGATTCACCTGCCCAAAGAGATTTCTTTTTGGCTGCGTTAAACCGTGAGAGCCAAATTTACAAAACGGCTAATCAAATTTTGTCAGGCTCGCCAACCGCACGCCGTCAACAAATGAAAAAAGGACTTGAACAAAGTGACAGTGTTTTAGAGGGCGCGGCTAACACTTTCACGCAAGGCGGCTTTATGAATTCAGTTCTCAATTCAGCCGCTAACTTACTACGTAAGGGCGTGCCAGATTCTTATTACGAAGAGCTCAGCAAATTATTGTCTTCTAGCGATCCGGCCGAAATCGCTGCCGCGGTCAAACTTATTGAAGAGCTTGAAAAGAAACTCGCCGGTCGACAGGCTCGGCTTGGTGTCCGTCAGGCCGCTTACACGAGTGGTACGGTCGGCGCAATGGCTCCGGCCCCGTTACCTGAAGATTTAGGCGAACTGCCGGAAGATATGTCTTTTGTCGCACCGCAGTATCCGACCGTTGAACCGGAAATGGAAGAAGAGGAAGAGCTCCCGCTACCGTAGTTTATCGTAAAGCCACCGGGCCATGAGGAGTGCCTCGGCCCGGTCGGAATGCTTCTTCAAGTGTAACTGAGCGGTCGGAAACATCCGCGTGGCTAGTGAGCGACTCTGCTCTTTGTCGCTAGTAAGGTTGAAGTGTTTTTTCCACGTAACCGGCGACACATAAGTCAGTTCAAACTGGCAGGCCGCCGTTGATGCCCGAGCCGCGCCGAAGCTGTCGCCCAGACTGAACACAGAAGATACTCCCTGCCCCGGCATCGCGTTCACTCGCTCTAGCACGACGCTAACGGTCGCACCCTGCGGTACGTGTTGCCGGAGCAGGAAGATCAGTCCCGCGGGGTCTACTTCGTTTTTAACACTACCCGAGCCCTTGGCTACTATCGGCATGTCGTAAACGGCTACGAGAGCTCCTGCGTTCAGGATACCAATCGCTCCGCTCAGCCCGGGATCAATACCGATAGTGATCATAATGCCTCGTAGTGCTCGCAACCTAACCGCTGTCGGTCAATGCTGAGTGTTTCCTTGTTTAACTCGCAGACCCATTTACCTTCCTCACCCGGTGTACACATTGAACATGTACGGCAGTGCCGCAATGGTTCAACCTGCCGGGTACAAGCCTGCTTCATACCGCAAAACTTACACCCAAACGCCGAGCCGTCATCACTGATTCCGGCAGGACGTAACCGAGCCTCGGTTAGTTTTTCAATTTTACCTAACAGTTTTTTCTGTTCGTCTTTGTCTTCTTTGATGCGTTCAATGTAGAACTGCTCATCATCTTTACATACCGCGACGTAAAGTGCTCGCGTCATTTTACTCAGCGCCATCGAGGTCTGCACCTGCGCATAATGCTCAGGTTTACCCTCCCGTACACCTTTCTTGATTACACCGGAAAAACTGTTTTTGTTATGCGTCTTAATTTCAAGCACGTGCGGCTTGTTTTCAGACTCCGGAACACCCTTAATGATGCCGTCAATTTTAGTTATAAAATGACCGGTCTCATCTTTGAACTCAAACTGTTTACCCGTTTCCGGGTCGCGATCCCAAACAGAAAACCCGGCCCGTCGCAGGTCGGCGACGATGCGCTCTTCCTGCTGATGACCTGTTTCAAATAACCTGAGCATACGGCCATCAAACTTCTCACGGGCAAACCCGCGCCAATCAAGCCAAACATGCCGGAAGCATTCTTGACCTATAAAAGACGAACCTAACCGACCTAAGTAAAGGTCTGGGTTCTCTTTTGATTTGACGATAGCGCCGTAGATACGTTCAATGATCACCTGCTCGGGCCGTGGAGGTATGGCTACCATCTTTGGCTCCTGTTGAAAAGGGGTACTTGCGCCTCATAATCGCGTTCCCCCTCCCGAGTTAATCCCAAGGATTCGCCGACTTAGCCGCTGGCGCGGCGGGGCTTTGCCGTGCCGGTGACTTTGCCGGAGTCGCCTTGGGCTTCTCCTCAGCCTGATCAAACAGGAAAACCTTGATCTTGTTGCTCGGGCCGTAAGTGTCGCGAGCGGGTTCAACCGCCACAACCGCCTTAAACGAGCGGCCGATCAATTTATCGGTGTCGTCGGCTTGCGGCATACCGCAGGCGGTCGCCCACGAAACCAACTGCTGACGACCGATGGTTTGAGCCTTTTCGCTCGGGTTGTTGATGTTGAAGTTCTGCCAAACGTAGCGTCCGGCATGTTCACCCTTGACGACCTCGTACTTCACCTTAATGTACGAGCCGTCGCCGCGGGCGGTCGGTTTTTCCTCGGCCTCAAGCGCCTGCAGGACGTACTCACCCTCCGGTATGGGGTCACGACTGACCGCACCACCGACCTCAACCTCACTCACGTCAAAACCAAATTTAGCCATGATTATATACTCCAGTTATTCCACAATGGGGATGTGTTTTTTCAGGTTATCAATCGTCATCTCAATCTCATCCGGGCAGTTGTACCGGTTTTTAGCCGCGTACGCCGGGTTTTCAACAAAATGCAGTAACCGCTCACCGGTTGTAACACCGCGAGTTTTCTGGTTGTTGAACCCGGTGTCCGTTTTACGGATGATGACTTTGAACGCTGCGAATGCGATAACGTCGCACCACTCCTGCAGGAGCGCGTTGCAGCGGTTCGGGAGCTTGGGTTGATACCGGTCGTACGGCTCGGTGCGGGGGTCCTCAAACCGTACCACCGCCGAGTGCGCGATCAACACGATGTTCATGTTACGCTTGCTACGCAACACGTCGAGCCCTTGCAGAATCTCACGGAACTCTTCCGCGATCAACATCTGCCCCTTACCGTAAGCCAAATCTTTGGCTTCGTGGTTTTCCTCAACGTTTTGCGTGATAAGCGGCTCAACGAGCCAATCAACCGAGTCGATGACCACGGTGCGGTAGTCGTGTTTGTCTTTGATCAAGTTCTTGATGCTGTCAACCACGCTGGTGATATTCGTCGCCTTGGGGAAGCTCACTACATCAAGTGAATCCAACCCGTCTTCTGTGCTGATAAAAATAGGGTCGGGGAACTGACTCGCCAGTGTTGACTTGCCAATCCCGTGGCCGCCGTACACGCAGATGCGCGGCGGTACCTTTTGTTTGCCTTTACGCAAAGTATCTTGCCAGTCTGACATTTGTTTCTCCTCTATGATTAGCGGTAGTTGTCAATCTACCGTGTCAAAATCGTTGTCATCAAATGGGAGCTCCATCTGCCCGAAGTTCCAGTATTGGGGCATGTATTGGAACGTATTGCGATCCCAACTGAGGACGTTGATGTCTTCGTACCGTTCGGCTACGAGCGCCATGCATACCGCGCACAGCACCGGGTCGCCGATCATCAGCAAATAGTCTCCCGGGTTCCAGTTTGACAACACTCGCCGCGCTTTACCTATGAGCGCCGGGGTGTCGTACGGTTTGCGTGCGTTGCCGAACACAGCGCGCAACGAGCCGAACCGCTTGGCATCTGAAACATCTTTGTTGTAGTCAACCTGCACGACATATACCGTGCGTGTGTTACCGGGTTCCATTTTTGCGTCTCTTGGTTACTTTAGGTGGAGGGGTGATTATCGCTATTTCCTCTGCTGTCAAGAAGCGTTCGCAACCCACCGCGACGGCGATCTTGATAGCCTCTTTGTGATACCAGTCAAAGTCTAAGTCTGCCGGGTGCGCTACTCGGTCAAGCAGCGTCATGCAGGCCCGTGCGCCGTCAGTCTTGGGCACCTTGTTACCGTTACTAGCGTAGCGGATAGGCTCGAGCGCCGGGTCGTTTGATTGGTACCAACGTACCACTTTACCCAAATATTCGCCCGACTGCTGCCCGCCTCCCGTGACGTTGCGCGCACTGATAAAATCTTGGAACGGTGCGTTACGTATCGTTTCCATGAACGGTGTGCCGTGCGCGAGCCATTGGCCTACCGCGTCGGCAGCGACCTGCGCGGTGGGGTTTTTACGCAGCGATAACGGCGCGTAAATACCTTTGACTTTGAGCGACCGATCCGGCTTAACGGCGATATAGTTGTTCACGTCTTTCATCGCCAACACGCGGTACGGAGTGAACTCAAACTGAAACCGCGACAGCTCGCTGAACTCGTTAACGACGCGGTTCACGACGTCCATTAGGCGCTTCTCGTAGCGTATCGCGATGCCGTCGGTGTTAGCCGAAAGCGTCACCGCCCCCGCCGCCTCGAGCCGCTCTATGAGCATGAGCAGCGTGAACTGCCCGGTCAACGTAACGGCGAGCATCAAGTCGGGTGAGTACAACACCGAGTAACGGCTCGCCAACTTGCCGAACGTACCGTTCAGGCTAATCTTAAGCGTACCGTCGGTGACCTTGTCGCCGTTCCGTTTGGCTTCAAGGCGGCGGTTATAAATGTTCCGGTACTCATCAACAAACCGCTGCCCGAGCGCCGCCGGTACGAACCCGCACTCAAGGATGATTGACGGGTAAAACGAGGCCGCGTCAATATCCGTGATGACTTCGTCGCCCGCAACGTGACACACCTGTTTGTCGTGCGTGCTATGAATACCGCCTACGCCGAGCTGGTATTCACCCTGATTGAATTTGACAGTTGTTAACCCGAGGAAGTCCGGCAGGATGACGTGCCCGGTACGCTGATTCATTTCAAACGTATGGCTGACTACGCGGTCAAGTAGCGCCTGTAGTCCCGGGTCGTTAAACCGGAGGAACTCGGGCGCAACGTACCGGATAGTCGGCGGCACGGCGTTGTCGGCGCGCTTGAGCCCCATGCTCGTGATATACGCTTGCTCAGCCATTTGCGAGTCTGACTTGCTACGCATGTCAACCCCGTAGGCGCGGCTCATTTCAACACGCAGCAGGACTTCCTTTTCAAGTTGCCGGAGCAGCTCGGCGGTCGTATCAACGTCGTTATGACAATATTCAAGCAGGAGCGGCTCTTGCTCGGGCTTGATGAACGCGGTGTGTTTGATTGGCATGTCTTGAAGCCGCGGCATATGCATCCGTGCGCCGTAGGCTTTCAACCCAACAAACGACGGAGCGACCTCGACCAAGTCGATGCTGTCAAGTATCACTTCCCGCAGGTTGTACTTACGCATCGCAACCCAAGGCGCAGTATCCGCTACGATCAAATCATCCGCTATGCGTTTGATTTCAATCTCCTGCCGCCCTTGACAAAACGCCGCCACAATCACGTTATCAAAGAACCGATTGTTGAAGCCAACCAACGTCGCACCGGGCTGCTGAACGAACTTCAGTAACCGCGCCGGTGCGTCCGGTTGGTGACGCCATACGTCAAACCACTCGCCGGTTTCTACGTTTTTCGCGCAGAACAGCGTGCGGTTAGGTAGCGTCTCGGTGTCAAAGACCCAAGTGCTCATTAGTCTTGATTCACGTAGCCGCGACCGGGCTCGCTACCGTCATTAGCGGCGGCACGAGCCTGCTCGATCTCGATGAGCTTCTCAAGATAGTGAACGGCCTTCTGTAAATCTTGAACAGGATTACCCTTCAAGTAACACCGCTCGATGTACTTGGTGGCAGCTGCCTGCCAGTAATTCAGACCGAGACGGTGAACACGATCCCAGTGCTCCTCGCCGCCGCGCTTGTAGTGAGTACCGCCCACCTGCTTGTCGTTGGCGCTCATTCGTACACCCATTCAAGATCGTAAATAGCGTTGAACACTTCACGCTCGCGGCCCACGGGCTCCATGGCCTCGGCATACTCTGAGTAACGTCGGAATATCCGCTGCATCATTTTGTTACCCAGTGAGACTTCCCGCAGGCAGTACATTGCGCCTTGAGCGATGTCTGCCAGTTTGAGCGTGCGGATATCTTCTGCCGAGAGCTCAGGGAATTCAATACCCGCCTCAAGCATCAGCCGATGCTCTAGCTCACTAACCTGCTCGCCGATGCCGTATTCGCGCTTGGCGGGGGACGGGATGTCACCGGTCTGGTGCTCGGCAAGGTCGTGCATGAGCGCGG